TACATCAAACTACTCAACCAATACATTAGAAAATTTATTCAAGATAAACTGGAACTCTATGGAACCAACTAAAGAATTAGAAAAGGCTATAGAGAATAAATTTTTGACACCTCAAAAGTTTGCGATTGAGATTGAGAAAATTGTTGTCGAAGAAGAACTTAATTATATTGATGCAATTATACATTTTTGTGAAAAAAATAGTGTAGAAATTGAATCAATTACAAAACTTGTTTCAAAACCATTAAAAGAAAGATTAAAGTGGGATGCGATTCGTCTTAACTTTATGAAAAAAACATCTAGAGCAAAGTTACCTTTATGATAGAAAAATTAGAAGCGATTGGATTTATTGAACCATTTCCTCATCTGATATTTAATGATTTCTACAATAAAGATGAATTAAAACTCATTTGGGAGGAACTTAATTTTTATACTAAACCAGGAAAATTTCTCCAACCAAAAAATTATGGTGGAATAGAAACTCATACAGATTCAAAAGCAATATTGTTAGATAATTTATATAAGAATTATAGTAAAGCTAATCCAAAAGATGGTATCAATTATCGAAAAACTTCTAATATTTTGACTGTCAATAGAAAAGTTCTTTCAAAAGAAGTTTTAGAAGCATTTTCAAAATTACATCCATGTTGTAAAATTATTACAAAAACGAATTGGGATATAACTAAAGTTAGATATTATCATGATGGCGATTACTACAAACCTCATACAGATGCGACCATGCAGTTTTTAGCATTTTCTTATTTTTATAAAAAACCTAAAAAATTTACGGGTGGTGAACTATTTTTTCCCGAATATGATTATGAGTTGACTTGTGATGATAATTCACTTATAATGTTTCCTGGATGGGTTGAACACGGAGTAAAAAAAGTGAGCATAAAAGACTCAGATTACTATGAAGGAAATGGCAGATATTGTATTTCCTCGTTTATTAATAATGTAGGACGATGAAAAAATCAGAATTGATACATTGGAGATTACAGGCAATGTTGAGAGAACATAGTTTCTCAGATCTAGCATATTTGGGTGTTAGAAAAGATAGTATTGGTATGCCACAACATTGGTATATGATAGATGGAAATGAAGTTCCTGTTGACTCAATTACAGAATTAGAAAGTGAAGAGAGTGATGATGAAAGTGACACCATATGAGACTTATCAAACTTATCTTTCAATGAAAAGTCATTTTACAAATCCAAAGTATGACTTTTTTAAATATGGTGGAAAATCCCGTGCGACAGTTTCATCATTTAATAAGAGAAAAGATAAGTATTGGTTTGAAAAAACATCTAGAAAGTATTCTGATCAGGAAATTTTAGATTTTCTACTATCAAATTTTATAACAGCCAATAACCCACAAAATTTATGGATTGGAGAAATAATAAATTCTGGAGAAAGAAATTACTCAGAATGGATGAGACGACAGCAGAGTTTGACTTACTTGTTCAAAGAACAATTAGAGGAATTACTCTCCGAAAAAAAATTAGACGAAGTATTCGATTGCTCGAAAGGACACCCATTAATTCTAAAAAAATATCTGGGTGGAGATCTTTCTTTAGAAACACTTATAATACTGGAAAAAGTACTTTCTTTCGTTAAAAATTTTGATAAAACTATAAAAGATCCAGTTTGGGAAACAGTAAGTCTAAAGGTAAAAAAATATATTCCTTTTATAAATATCAACATGGTCTACTATAAAAAAATTCTGAGGGAAATTGTAAATGAGTAATTTTTTTGATTCTGAAATAGTTAAAGAAGAACTAGAAGAAATTAAAGATTTACAAAACGATATATATGGAAAAATTATGAAACTCCATATGTTTGATCGTGATGAAAAAGTTGAACACATTGAAAAATTAGAAACTTTATTAGAGAAACAACGTCTAATGTTTACCAGATTATCTTTATCAGATGATTCTGAAGCAATTAAAATGAAAAAACATATGCAGCAAACAGTTTCTTTGATGGGATTTCCAGAAGGAACTGATATGAGTTTGTTATTTTCCTTCATGCAGGAAACAATTGATAATCTTAAAAAAGAAGTTGATCAATAAATAGATAAAAAGGAAAAATACTTTGAGTAATTTTGCAAGAGTAATACATCATATTGACATGAAAGACGTTAAGAGAAAACGTCTTGAGGAGATTGCTGCAAAAAAATTAGAAGAAGAGAGAGATAAAAAAGAAAAAGAATTAATTCAAGAGATATCAAAAAAATACAAATCAGATTGGAGAAGAGAAATAGATGAGGGCATGACCACTAGTGCTGTGTTTTCAACCACCATAGCTCCAGCTGAAGGTGATGGAACTGTTAATCCAGTTGATGTGATAGATGCAGCAAGTTATGCAGCAAATGTAGTTCCATTTAATGATGGTGTTAGTCGTGATGGAAACACAGGTACAGAAATAAGAGATAGTGGTTCTGGTACTGGAAGTGATGGTGGTTTTAATGTTGGTGGTAAATATCTTGCATTTCAAGGAACTGGTTATAACGATACTGGACATGCCATGAGATGGGCAGGATTATCTGCAATCGACTCCACTAGAGTAGATACTCTTGAAATCAATGCCATAGTTGGTAATGATTCAAATGGTGGTGAAGATCCTGATGCAGCACTTGAAGACTTACGGGTCATGTATAAGACATCTGCAATGAATCAATTTCGTTTTCTATCTCAAAATCCTGATGGCCAAAACGATGATAATATTCCATATATTATCATACCTATAGGTGCTTCAGGTAACTCAGGATTAAACAAGTATTCTATACAAATTCCAGAGCATGCAAGGGGAAAGGATACTGAATTTTTGTTAATGCAATCAATTTCAAGTGGAACTGGGTTTGATAATTATGGTATTACTGAGATTAAATTTCAAAGAAAAACACCTCTTAATGTGGTTGTACCTCTTGATGATCCACAGGCAGTTTCTTTTATACGTGTTGGAACAGATGAGGGAGATCCAAAGAAAAGAAAGAAAAAACTTAATGATCAATTAGCAGCATCTGATGAATATACTACAAATATAATAGGAGCTCCTTTTCCTGGTCAAGGTGCAAGAGTTGAAGGAGATGATCCTTATAGATCAGCGACTGTAACATCTGACGATGAAATTGAAGCATCACCTATTGGAAAGGCAGAGGTTAAAAAATCGTTTGCAGACTTTCAACAACAGATTAAATCACAAAATGATCAATATCTTGCTGATTTAGAAAATCTTTTAGTTAGAAATAATTATAATTATGCAGATCCAAAAATTATTCAAATTGCTGATAAAATTTTAAAAACAGATCCAAAAAATGAAGACGCATATTTTTACAAGTTAGGAACACAGTTTGAAATGGGAGATATGGAGGCAGTATTAAAAACTACCGATGCAATGATTGAGAATAACCCTGATGATACAACAGGATATTCAATAAGGTCGTCTTTAAGAAAAGATGAGGGAGATCTTTTTGGAGCAATTGAAGATCTAGAAAAAGCAATTGAATTAGATCCTGATGAAACATATTTTCAAGATATGAAGAAAGAATTGGAGAAAGAAAGTAATGATGATGTTCAGAGTAAGTTAGATGATTATGTTACAAAATCTATACCAGAACCTTCAAAACCCGTTGATGATTCAAAACCTACAGAAGCAGGAAGAGGAATTACGTTAACAAAATGGATATCTAGAACAGACTATAGGGATATGTATCCAGACACGAGCGTGGTGGACTATCTAAATTCTCTACCTTATGGGCCAAGTGATTTTATGACACCTAATCCAAAGTATCCTGGTGCATGGGATTTGAATAGAAAAGGTTATGAAAATTACTTTTTAAATGGTGATTTAAGTGCGTTGGGAAGTAGAAGTGGAACGCCTAAACCAAGACATTCAACAGCAACACCAGAACCAGAACCAGCACCTGAAACTGATTTCAGTGATGTTCCTAAAACCAGTGAACAAATATTGGCAGATTTAGATGCAACCATAGCAAAATACTCAGCTGCGGAGCAAGCTGCATATGCAGAGATGAAGAGAATTGCTTTGGAGTTTGGTCTTGATGTTATCAGTTTAGTGGGAGGATTGTTTACAGGTGGAACATCATTAGCAGGATCACCAACTCTAAGCAAATTATTACTTAAATTTGCTAAAAAATCTGGTAAAGGTTTATTTGGAAAACTTGTAAGAAATATTTTGAGGAGAACCCAAAAAGCAGATGCTTATAGCATCGATGATATACCTGATTTCATAGACCAACAAACTCCCAAGGCAACACCAAAACAACCAAAACAATTGCCAGCAAATCAAGTGCCAGCAGGTGATGTGGGATCAATTGATCCAGTTACAGGACTCCCAAGAGGTGGTGCAGGTCAAAATATTGGATTACCAGACGTTGACAAAAGAGCATATGATAGACAAACAAGTTATTCACTTGATCCAATTCTTGGTAAGATTGGTAAAAAGAAGAAGAAGAAAGGAAATTTTAAAGAATCAACTTTATTTGAAAGATTAAAACAAAAACCTTTCTTCAATCCGAAAGATATTAAACCAGTATTCCCTGAGAATCCACCACCACAGTTAGATCCAAAAACTGGCATGCATCCAGAATATGGAAAGACTGCGAAGAGATATAGAAAACTCGATCCAATCAGTGCAAATGCCATGCCACCAACTGGAGATCCAGAGACTGATGCGGTAGTAGATAAGCAAAAAACAAAACCAAAATCCAAGTTATTTGGTAAGTTAAAAAAGCATACTAGAAAGGGGTTGACAGATAAATAGTTA